CAACAATATTAATATTATTGTTATCCGGACGTTCCCAGCAGTAGGGTATTTGTAAGAGTTAATCTGTCAATCTTGCGAATGAAAAATTCACTGCCTACCCGTTATTTCAAAAACGGACGTACACCTCTGCATAGCATCGTTGAGATACTTAATTGTGTTTCTCGGTCTAATTGCATGTGGCCTCTCCCCTCAGGTTTGAGGGGAGCACCCCATTGGAAGAATGTGTCGAAAAAAATCGACGATCTATTTCAATGGAGCAGCCAGTTGACTACCGACAAGAAGGTTAACGGTTGGTGCTTCCGAACACTCATTGTTTTCAATGAGTGCCTCCTTGATTCAATACTCACAGTTTTCGGTGAGGATTGGATTTTGGACCTGGGTAACTTCGATTTGACGTTAGGCATCACATCTATTACAGACGTGATATCAAGCATTAAATCTACGTGCCTTTTTCCGGCTTCGAACCTATTTGGAGCCAGAGCCCCGTACTACGGTCCCTTTACAAATTCTTTAATGCGTTATTATAAAAATTTGTTTCGGACAAGAATCTCTGAGAAGAAGTTGTGCTTTGTAAACACAGCGCTTCAATTGAAGAGAGTCTGTCCCAAGGTACCGCCTTTCTTTGTGGATTCCTCAATTGTGAAATTCCTAGAAAGGGTTCAGCTACCACCTCGACAAGACGCAAAAATCATTGAAGAAATTCATGAGTTGTCAAGGAGTAAGTTGAAATGGTTACGAAGGAATCCATGGAGTCCGCATGATAGCGACCCCATTACCGACCTTGCCCTCCGTTCTTGTTACGAGAACAGTCAGGAGAAAGGCGGAGTGTATGGATTCTGGAGAGAACTGATGCCTGATTCAGTGATTTTCAAACCCGCGAGTAACGGCGATTTAAAAACCGTTGTTGCTCAACGTGGCATCCGATTTCCTATGCGCTGTGAGATGGAGAGATTCTTCAGGAATAAAGACAATTTCGTTTTAAACGATAAAGTCTACATAAGTGAAGATTTCACCGATTTCACAGACAGACCCTTAAGAAAGGTCATTGGAATAACGGAGCCGTTGAAAGTCAGAATCATAACAGTGGGTCATGCTTGGGAATCCCCCTTTTGGGCGGAATTCCAGCATCATCTGCAAGATCAGATCTCGACAAGAAGTTGGTCCGGCACCGGACGTACCGACGAAGAATTATTGGAGAAGGTAAAGCTCATGAGAGACAACCTAACCTTCAATGAGAACGCCACTAAAGAACCATGGACCTTCATGAGTGACGATGGAAGTGCTGCAACTGATAGTATAGACTGTGAATTAACTTGGAAATTTCTTTCCGATTTGATTCCAAATCAATACCATGACTTTGCATACAACTCCCTCCGCTCATACGTAAGGTACAAGAAAGAGTTCCACGAGCAAAATACAGGTCAGATGATGGGAGATCGAAGATCGTTCCCACTTTTGTGCCTGATACATTATGCTTTTAAGATCGCCTTTCTGAAGAAGCACAACCTGATACGAGTTGTGTATACTTCTGGTTCCCGAAACCATCGGAGATTCATCAAACTTTACGAGTTAATCCTTGTGAACGGCGATGATGGCTTAATAGCCATTCCGCTCCGCTTAAAGAACCAATATATTGAGTGGATGAACCAGCTTTGGGAAATGAACTTGCTGAAGACCTATGAACATAGGGACTATGCATCTTTCAACTCTCAACTGTTCGACTTAAAGGAAGGGAAAAGAATTCCCCTAATCAGGTACAACCTGATCCGTCGAGTTGACAAGTTTGGCGATAAATGCTTGGATCCCAGTGTCTGGAATCAAGTAGTGAAAGATTGCCCCAATAACAAACGGACTCACGAGATTTTATTTCGTAAGTACTGTCTTTATTGGAAGGACCAACTAGAATTTTTAAAGAAACTAGGAGGTGGCAATAATTACTTTCTGCCAAAAGCTGTGGGCGGTTTCGGTCTCAATCCAGGCCATCTATTGTTCGAGGTTACCCCCCGACAATACGCTGGCATCGAGATTTGTGAACGTTCTCAAGGATCATCCAAGCGGCCCGAAGTCGTGACCTCCAGCCAGCCTGCCTTTAGAAGCAAGCATGGGCCGGGAAAGTTGAAAATTTCAACTGGTCGTGACCACTGGTCGTGGGACAATGCAATCAGGGACCCCATTCCTTCAAATCACAAAGATGTTAGCAACTCAACCAAATTAATAATTGGTAAATTGCCAAAATTCTTTTGCGGTAAGAGAGAATGGAAACATCTGGAGCATTGGAAAATGAATCCTGATCCTAATTCTTCGTCTAGTACGCTGGACTAGCTCGCGTGGCTCAGTCTTACGTTTAAAGTTTCTGCCGTAAGTTAGATTGTAGCGAGGTACAATCGATTATTTTATTCCATTGAATTGGGACTATTTTATAGTATAATATGAAACAAAACAGGACGAAAAAGGCTTTGGATCGCTCTTTCGAGAGGGATTTCAAAGAAATCCGGGATGGTTCGCGGGACCGTATGTCCACCCCTGCCAGAGAATATATGGAAGCTGTCATCGACCCTAAAAGGTCAAAATCAACCGGGATCCCTACCCTTATGGGCGGAGAACCGGGTTGGACGGCAACCACAACATTCACGACAAGTTTCGACGTTAAAGTTGGAACTGCAGGCTACGGTTTCCTAGCGATTGGAGATAGAAAAGCTGGATTCTACAACAACAGAGCGATCGCAACGTACTCAAGTAACTCGAGTACTTTTACGACGTCTGAGGCTGCGTTGACATCTGCAACAGCGGGTGTTTCCTCAGTGCTATTCAGCCGTTCCCCTTACACGACTCTTGATAACGTTGCCTACAGGTTGGTAGGCTTATCAGTAGAGTTTACGCCAGACACAGCGGTATTGGACCAGAATGGAAAGATCATAATTTATGAATTTCCAAGTCACAATGGTACCGCCACTGAAACACAGTATAATGTGTTGGCGACTCGTCTCAGAAAGAGAATCATTCGAAACGTTATTCCTGGCGATGCCAGGGTAAAGTATAGTTTGAATCTTCATCCAAGATACGAGGTGGTAGGAACAAGTGGCCATTATCTGACCCCAGGTGAATCGCCGCCATTCTCCTTTCTACAGTTCACAGATACTTCTGTCACAGGCTTTGCAAGCATTGCTGGTGTCATCGCTATATCCGCTACAGAGGGTACCTCACTAAATTGTGAGATTAACGCTATGTACGAATATAGAGGTGACTCAGTTTTGAATACGAAACCTAGACTAACAGACTCCCGTGGCATGGATCTGGCACTCAACACCTTCAGGATGAAGAAGTTGAGCGGCTGGGTCGGTGTACCTCATGATGTCGCCAGTGGATACTGGGCGCACTTATGGGATGTCTTCAAACAAGAAGGCCAATCTGTGGTACTAAAGGCCATTCCGAAGATTGTACAAGGATCGGTGCATGCACTGAAATCTGTACTTTCTTAAGTTACCCCAAAGGAGAGGACACAATCGAGAGAGAGTCAAGTAATATGACGTTTGTCGTTGAAGAGGTTTACAACCTCATTCGATGAACCGACAACTTCTCTCTCTAAGACCCGAGATGTCTATAAACTCGTACATATAGGAGGTTAGGTAAGCCTCCTTTGTATATAGAATTTCCACACCCGTTTTACTGAGAGTGGTCTCTCAGCTGGCAAAGCATGTTACAGTGCTAACACGCCAGTAAATGGTACCAGTTACATTCGGTGAATGTAACAGCTCTGGACCCTTATTATTTCTTCGATGAACTGCTATGCAGCATCGTTGAATAACTTGGCTTGGGCTTCGACATAAGTGGTATGCAAGAACCCGCGGCTTTTCCGGTCGCGGTGAATAACTCTTTTTAATAAGATTCGCAGTAATGCGTGTTATTCTAATTCTTCCGCCTTCACCTTCTTTTTTGTCTTTTGTTCTAGTGAACGATGAAACCTTT